AAAAAGTATTGTTAGGTTGATAAAAACCTTTGGTGCTCAACAATCTCACGGACGCACCACCGCCGCGCATTGAAATCTGAGATGGACAAAAAGTCCCGCATAACAGCGTGTTCAGCATTAGGAAGCCGAGGGTAACGCGATAAACCCCCTACACACTTAATTGTGTGCTCTTGGGCGACGGTCAAATATCAAGGAAAATATTTAACCTTGTGGATGCCGCTGAACCTGAAGTTCATACTGGCTTGCAGCAAAAGTAGTATCTGTGCTGAGAGAATACATCATGGCAATTGTCTCAGCCAAGGTGCGGTTCTGTGACTCAATAGTAATCTGATCGCTTACTGATAAACCACACATTGACGCGTATGCAGCGCGTTTTGCCATTGTTGGTTCTGTACCAACAAGACCATAAAATTCTGTGTAAGTGCGAAAATCAGTAGCGCCCATGACACATGAACGGTCATACTGATTCAAGCGGTCAGTTGCACGATGGCCGTCGAAAAATTTCCACAGACATGGAATATCACGACACTGATAAGACAAAGACGCCAAGCGTGAATTAAGTAGCTCCTCACGCGTGGAATGTTGCAATCTGGAAGGACTGCACCAACAAATGTCAGGCAAGCGTGTGTTCAATTTAACAGTTGTATTGAGGTCAGAATCCCAATACATAGAACAATAACCAGCGCTACCGGGTGATGAAAAAGTATCGATCTTTACATTAAACCCCATAGATCGCATGACAGCGCGGTACTGTTCTGGGTCGGTCCCGTCCGGCACTGAGATAAGCGCGTCATCGCCTTCAACAACGGCGCGTGCAGTGAAACCCATGAGACGGGCTGTGACGCGCAGAGAGACATAGTTGCCCAATGTGTTACCAAGGGATGTGTTCATCTCACCGGAGAAACGAATGGGATCAGTATGCATTGAGATGCCAGATTGCCAATGATTGATGACAGTACGCTGTAACAATTTATCAAGACATCCATGATACTGTTCGGGGACGAGCCGACGATAAAATTTAAATTCAATCATTTCCTGGATTTGACGTGTAAAAGCGCATTCAAAGGCAGTATGATCAGTCACGAAGAAATTAGTACCACCGAGGTACGACTCAATATACGCCGGGCGTTGTGCCTCGGGTATATGTTTAGTAGTAAAGGGTAAATCAAACAAATAGTCGTTCAATGGTTGAAATATCGGGCCAAGAATGACCTTCATGTCATCGCAGCGTGCGACGATTGCACGCTGGCGCGACATTTTGAAATATGTTTCATCTTTGGGGTGACATTCTAAACGGTTGGCACGTTGACACCAAGGTTTGTCAATAGAACGCATGAGTGCATCCTTACGAACACCGGTATAAGGACGACTGAGATTCCAATTACGGCATTGTTCATCATCAAAAGGGTCGATAAAAGGATATTTCTCGCGGTCAAAACCTGAAACAAGCTCGTCGATCTCCTCATCAATATATTGCATCATGAGAGGTGTAATATCTGGTAAGCCGTTAAAACCAGCCAAGCGATAACGTAAAGATGATTCGACAACGTCTGGATCGTTACGGTCAAATTGCTGATTGCGATAAGGTGGCGGCACATCAACAAGCGACACAGATTCTGTC